ACAACGGAGGAAATAAATTCAGAGAAAAAGGTAAAAAAGTATGAAAATAATATAGGAAATATTTTATTAAGTCCATTTAATCATCAATCATGGAGTAAATAAATAATTAAATAAAATTAATACTGTTTAATTATTTACAATTTTAAGAAGTTCAGAATTAAAATTTTCCAAACTAAATTTATTTTTATCAATTTTTTTTAAGTATTCATTGGTTTCTTCGTATAAAGAAATTAGTTTTTCTTTGTCATTTAATATTTTTTCAATTTCTTCCAGATTTTCAAAATACATAGGGTAAAATGATCCCAAATATTCCTCAACAGCCGGTAGTCTATTTACAAAAAATGGTATATTTCTAACCATTAATTCTAGAATGGCATTATTTGCAGATGCATTAATTAAATGAATAAAAATAATATTATTTGAAATTAATTGGTCATATTCTTCGAAGGATGATATATATTTAATTTCTACATTTTCCTTTTGACTGTCTGTTATATTTAAGTTAAGAGAATTACTTTCGCAAGACAATAAATTGGATATATAATCAGAGTCTGATCTGCCAGGTAACCATATTTTTTTAAAACATGTATCCAATTTATAAATGGAAGTAACATATCTTAGTTGTTGTCCTAATTGAACAACAGATAAATTTTTGGATTGTTCTTTAAATTTTAAAAAATTAAATATCTTTTCTGGATCTTCTTTTATGGTATCAATTGGGTGCATTAAAACATAAATTGGAATTGAAATTGAGAAAGTTTTTAATATAAAATTTTTCAGATCTTGAGATAAAACAATTAAACATTTACAAAATAATAAACTAGACTTAAAAATTTGATTATCAAATAATTTGAAAATACAAATTTTTGGCAAATAATTTGGTGTATTGGAAACAATGTGAATGACTCCGATCCATGGCTTCTCAATTATTTTGGGTTGTTCATCCCATAGAAAATATTTACTTACAATATCTAAAAATAATATTTTTTCATCAAAACAATCTTCAGAAATAACTTTATTATTAAATAAATTTTCCATGATTTGTTTCCAACCTCCCCTATGTTTCACGCTTTTAAAATATGATTCATCATTTAATTTTAATTGTTTAAATACCTTTAGGTTTTTGTTAGCTAACCAAAAATTATGACCACCAAATGGATTGTTTCCTGGCATTGTTTCTTGTGAAAATTTTTGGGCTTCTTCATATTTGGCTACCTTTCCTATTTTTAAATCAATTAATGCTTTACTAAAATATACATCCTCTGGGGGTACTCCTAGACCAGAGGTTTTCATATATCTTTGAGTCGATTTTCCATATGTAAGATCATTAAAATGAATTCTTTTTATAACCTCAATCATTTTACTTTTACTTCTTAGCGAAAAACCTCCGTTACCAACATGGTAATTATTATCATCTTGTGATTTTGGCCAAGGAGCTCCAATATAATCATATTTTAAAAATGGTTCAATTTTACCATGGAAAATGCATGTGTCTTCTTGATATAAAAGGATCTTCTCCCCCTCAAATCTTTCCCAGAAAGAGGAAGAACATAATAAATGACAATAATCATCGCGAGTCAGGTTATCAATCTCTAAATTAATAATTTTGATTTTAGAATTTATATTTTTACATATTATATTGCACATACTGGTAATAATTTCAATATTTTTATTACCACATACAACTGTATGATTCCAACTAGATGGTAATTTTAAAATTGTATTTTTTAATAAAAAGAATAAATGAGGTAATGGTCTCATTTCAATTAAAACAGTTTCATATAATTGATTAAAACCAAATTCATCTATTAAAATATTGTCAATTACAGGAATATTATAAAAACAATTAAATCTATGTTGCACTTTCATATTATTTTTAATATCGTTTATACAATGGTTAATTTCATGATATTTATATTTAATTGCAAAATCTTTTATTAATGTGAAATCCGATTGAATATCAAATAAATTACCAAGTAATTGAAGAATTATAAAATTTGATATATTATTAATTTTGATTTCAGTTGTAAAATCATTAATCGGGAGTTGAGAAATATTATCAATATATTTGCAAAAAGGATGTTCAAATAATGAATAAATGATAGTCGGATTTAAACTTAAGGCTGAATTAATTAAGTAATCGTCTTTCTCTAAGAATACTATAAATTTACTATTCGAAAAAAAATGTGAATAATTTTCTTTTGGTTTTACAATTTTAAATAAACTAGGATCTACTTTATGTGAAAACTCTTTTTTCCCTATGAAACAAATATCAAATAAATATTTGGATGGTGGAACTTGTAAAGGGTAAGGACAACAAAAATATTTGGAATGATGGTATTCTTTTTCTAATGGAGTGAGGATTGCCAATGAATTATCTTCTACATTTGAATTTAATTCAATTTCATCAGATAAATAAATAATATATTTCTCATTGGGTAAATCAAATGTCTGGAGAATTTGATATTCTTCTTTATTGTATAAAAAAAATAAAATTGGTTGTTTTTTTAAAGGTATTTTGGAATATTTTTGTAAAAAATCTTGATTTATTAATTCCGATCTAATTTCGCATTGAAGGTCTATCAAATCCAATAGATCAATAAACATCTTAGCTATAAATTTAGATTCCTCTGTAACAAAAAATATTATTTTATTTATCATTAATAATATAAAACTATAAAAAAATTTATAATTATTCTTGTTTTTTACCACATACTAATTGTTCTCCTACATAAAATGTATTTGCCATCTTGATTTCACTATTATTATAATTAAACATAATTTCATCTCCATTATTTAAATCCATTAAAGCAATTACATTTTTCCCATCAATATGTACGGTAGGTTGGAAAGAATGATTAATAAAAACACCAAATTCGTCGTAAATATGTAAATTATTCCCAATATGAATCGTTTCGCGTGTTGGATAATTAAGAATAGTTCCTGTTAATGAAAATACGATTTCCCCTTTTTTAACACTTTTTCTTAAAATAAGTCCTTTCCCATTTACTATTTTACTGTCAGATACTTCCATTATATTTACTAATATTATTTTAATATAAGAAATAAAATAATATTAAAAAGGTTATTTTTTTATTTTCAAAGTTTTTCTTCTCTTTATTTTTTTTTTTAAAGTTTTAGTTGTTACTTTATTTTTTTTTAACCAATGCATAATTTTAGACAAGGTCCTTTCTTCGTTATAATCAATTATTTTTCCATTTTTTACTAATCTTATTGTTGGAAATCCTATTATGTCATGAGAATATGGTACAAATTCTAAGAGCGATGAATCTATATTTACAATTAATAGTGAGGTATTCTTTAATTTATTTTCTATTTGTTTCCATACCTTTTTCAACATTTCACAGTGACCACAACCTTCCATATGAAATTTAATTAACATATTTTTATTATTCCAATTACCTTCACTTAAATCTTCATAATTGTTAATATTCCAAATAGGCATATTTATATATAGTATTTATTTATTTTCATTATAATAATCAGATTTTGTTAATTTTTGAGAATATTTTCTTCCACTCCAGTTTTTATCCATCGCATTTGCACTATAAGGACTTTCTTCTCTATATAAGCTATCTAAAGGAGTATCAACTCCAATATATTGATTAAGAGGATCGAACCCAGGGTATAAATTTTGATTAAAAGGTGGGTCATTTCTTGAAGCATCCATTAATAATTGAAAATTTGATTTTTTACATGGTTTTTCAATATTATAATTTAACTCCTTTTGATTACTAAAGGATTGATCTAATTTAAGAACAGGACAATTAGTGCCTTGAGATCTCTGCCAATTTAAAAACTCTACATAATCTTCTAAATTTTCAAAACGAATAGGATTAACACCGGGGATTCGTGCTAATTTTGTATTTTTGAGATAAATTTGGTTGCCTTTTTGGATAAGTTGATCAGGACAATTATTACCGGAAAAATTTTCTAAAAGTCCAGGTGTATTCATTTTTAAATAAAAATATAATCCCATTAAAAATATTAGACAAATGATAAAGTAATTTAACATATATTAAATGATTAGAATAATTTTTCTAATCAGACAGTAAATAAAGTTTTAAATTTTGAATTGAAGTTTTACTTATTTTCCTTGATGACGATGATGATTCTAGTCGTAAATTAAAAAGTTCAGGATCATTATTCTTTAATGCTTCAATAAGTACTGTAATATTTTTGTATTTTTTCATTATTACTTGTGCAGAAGAAGCACTGATTCCAGGAATTTGCATTATCATTAGAATTCCTATATTATCAGGGGTCACATTCGATTTTTTTGAAGTTTTTACAACTTCACAATATTGTGTATTGTTTATTTCTTTATCATTTCCATTATAAAATCCGGGTTTGTATTTTTCTTTATGAATTTTCTCTCCAACTCTAAATATAAAGAAAGCAGTTTCTTTGATAGAACTTGTTTTATATAATGAAAATCCTTTAAAATACATGATAACTGCCAAAGAACTATATAAAGCATTGGTATTAATTCTTGAATATGATGAAACTTTATTTAAATCTCCTTCAACTAGGTAACAAATATTATGGTTATGAATAGGTAAGTTATTTAATCTAAATGATTGTTCAGAAAAACGGCCATCGGTAATACTGGATTGTAAATCAGAAACTGTTTTTCTCTCAAATAGTAATAAAATGTCTTGTTGATCATTGCAAATAATAATATCTCCTAAATCTAGGCTTTCGCTTACAATTTGAATATGAGGAATATCTTTACAAAGATTTCTAAGTTCTTGAAAAATAGCGGATTCTCTACAATCAATTTTAAAAATCATTTAATAAAATATTTAATAAATAATTTTTAAATAAAAATAAAATATATCTAATAAATCAAAGGTCCTAAAGCGTTGGCACCGCGTCCAACACCACCTGATGTAGCAGGGTTTCTCTTCTTAGGGTAATTCTTACACAAGAAATAAACACGGGTAGATGTTGCACCAGCACGGCCCCAGTTCCAGTTATCACGGGAAACGCGACCACGGACAAGAGGAGCTAATCCACCTTTGGCGGGACCTCCACAAACATTTGTACGATGAACAATTGAGCTAGTATGTCTAGCCATTTTACTACCTTTCATATAACCGACAGCCATTATACAATACAAATATATTTTTTTTTATATGATAAATAATATAATACCAAACTACCTAAAGTTAAATAGATTATTTATATAATGGATGAGCCAAATAAAATTTCTCAAGAAGAAGATGTAATTCAAACGGAGGAGGGGTTAATTTTTAATCCATTTAATCAAAATAATATTGAGATTACATTGAATGATGTTCAATCTATTCTCAAATCTTATGGGCTTCCAGTTGAGGTATATAATTTAAATTTATATAAAAGAGCATTTATTCATCGATCCTATACTAAACGACCAATTGTTGAAAATGAAAAAAATAATATTACTATTGTAGAACAACCAGAAGATTGTTTGCCATTGAAAACAAAATCAAACGAAAGGCTGGAATTTTTAGGAGATGGAATATTAGAAGCAATAACAAAATATTATTTATATAAAAGATTTCCCAAAGAGAATGAGGGATTTATGACGGAGAAAAAGATAGCCTTGGTAAAAAACGAAGCAATTGGAAAACATATATATGAAATGAAATTAAATAAATGGTTAATTATTAGTAAACATGCCGAGGAAAAAAAAACAAGAACAAATTTAAAAAAATTAGGGTGTTTATTCGAAGCATTTTTGGGAGCATTATTTTTAGATAAGAATAAGATTGATTTAAACGATGATAAAAATTTTTTTCAAGATCTATTTTTAGTAGGTCCAGGATTTCAAATGGCGCAAATTTTTATAGAAAATGTTTTTGAAAAACATGTTGATTGGATTGAATTATTAAATAATGATGATAATTACAAGAATTTGTTCCAAGTGAAGGTTCAAAAGGAATTTAAAAAAACTCCTGATTATATTGAAATTGATTATGATTCGGAAACAGGATATACAATGGGGGTTTTTATTTGTTTAGGACAAGCCATTTATGAAGTCCAGCATACGAGTTCGATTCCCTATAAAAATTTTGGTAATTTTCAAAAGATACATGAATATATGGAATCTAACAATAATGTATTAATATTAATGGGAAAAGGAACTCATAAGATTAAAAAGAAGGCTGAACAATTAGCATGTGAAGAAGCTTTACGCCAAATGGAAGTATAATATTGGTTTTTTTACTGTGTCTTATATATATATATGATTCCTATTTTAGAAAGATTAAAACAAAAGAAACCTCCCAAAGTAAAACAAACAATTCAAATTAATATTCCAAAAGAAAAAGAGTCTATTTCAATTTCCACCACCATTCAAGACAAAAGAAAAGAATCTGATATCAATAGAGAAAATATTCTAAAAAGATTAGAAATTAAACCAATTAGTAAAGAAAGTATAGAAATTCAGTCTGTAGTTCCAGAAAAACCTGCTAAGGTGGCCAAAAAGGTTAAAAAACTTATCTTAAAAGAAAAGGACACTTCAGAAGTTGATAAGGAGGAATCTACCAAGGTTAATTTAAAAATAATATCTGAAGGGAAAGAAGAAGAGCTTACAATCCAAAAACTTCCCACAATCCCCGAAATAACACAAAATAAAAATGTTTTATTGAAAGCTTCTTCTTATTTTTTAAATAATCGTCAAAGTTTTATTAATTTTATTAATAATTTATTTGAACCGTATAAAGAAGAACTAAAAAATGTAAATAAGGTATTTTCTTGTAAAGATCAAGGAAAAAAATCAAAATTTGAATTATTGGTTCATCAAAAAATAGTAAGAGACTATTTAAATTTATATACACCTTATAGAGGATTATTATTATATCATGGTTTGGGTTCTGGAAAGACTTGTACTTCAATTGCAATAGCTGAAGGGTTAAAAAGTTGGAAACCTATTATCATAATGACTCCTGCTTCATTAAGGAAGAATTACATAGAAGAATTGAAAAAATGTGGTGATGAAATATATAAACACAATCAACACTGGATTTTTGTAAAGTCAAATGATGATACTACAATTATAAATAATTTACAGCAAAAAATTGGATTAAATAAGGAACAAATTAAGAAGAAAGGAGGGGCCTGGTTATCAGATCAATCAAAAAATCCCAATTATAAAGAATTGTCACAAGAAGATAAAATAAGTGTAGATTTTCAAATAAATGAAATGATACGCTCCAAATATCGATTTATTAATTATAATGGATTACGAATGAGTCATTTAAATACTTTAACGAGAGGAGGTTCAGTAAATCCTTTTGAAAATACTGTGGTAATTATAGATGAAGCACATAATTTTATAAGTCGGATTGTAAATAAATTAAAGAAAACTGATTCTCTATCGATGCAGTTATATCAATATTTATTGAAGGCATCTAATTGCAGGATAGTGTTATTGAGTGGTACCCCTATAATTAATTATCCTAATGAATTAGGAATTACCTTTAATATTTTGAGAGGATTTATAAAAACATGGAAGATTCCTGTACAAATTAAATCAGATAAAAAGGTAGATGAAAATTTTATAAAGAATTTGTTTCAAAAAAATGAAATACTAAAAAATATTGTTGATTACAGTGATTATAAACCATCTTCTAAAATACTTACCTTAACGCGAAATCCTTTTGGATTTATTTCTTCTTATAATAAGACTAGATTCAAAGGTGTTTATTTGGATGAAAATGGTGATATTTCTGATGAAGATTTTTTAAAAACATTAGAAGAACAATTGCAAAGCAATAAAATTGAGATCGACAAAAGTAATATAAAAATAGAAAATTATAAAGCACTTCCTGATACCTTGGATGAATTCCAAAGTTTATTTATCAAGGATAATAAGATAAAAAATTCCAATTTATTTATGAAAAGAATAATTGGTTTAACTTCGTATTACGGTGATGCAACGCAATTAATGCCAAAATATGATAAAACTATGGATCTTCATATTTTAAAATTAGATATGAGTGATTATCAATTTGGTGTTTATGAAAGTGCGAGAATTGCAGAGAGAAAATTGGAATCTCAAAATAAACGGAAGAAAAAAAAGAGTGATAATTTATTTGATTCCGATGAAA